CACTCACTGGAGTGGCTGGGAGAACGAGACGAAGACCTTCACCGGCACCACCCTTCCCGCCACCCCGGAGGTCGGCGGCCAGTTTGACATCGACGTGACCGCGGCCTTCGCCTCGGCCGTGGCCAATACCCACACCGACATGGTTCTGGTCATCAGTCCCGCGGCCTTCGACGGTGAGCCGGACTTCGACATCGAGATGCACTCGCGTGACGCGGCCAACTCCGCCGACCGCCCTGTCCTGCTGGTAACCACCGGCACCGGCCAGCGTCTGGTCCTGTTCGACGGCGCCCTTACCGCCGCCTCCACGGCTTCGGGCTACTCGGCCGCGGACCTCACCGCCGGGGCCACCGGGGGAGGGCCGCTGAACTCCCTGTCGTCGGCCAGCGGCATGGGATACCCCGATGAGCCAGTCATCCAGACCACCAGCCCGGCCTACAACCGGTCCTCCTCCATTGGCTTCGGGTCCTACTTCGAGTTCACGCTGTCGGGTCCGGCCACCGACATCACGAAGGTGGCCATGAAAGCGGCCCGCGGCGGCTCGTCCCTTGCCCGCGGCTTCCGGCTCCGGTGGAGCGTGGACAACTACGCCAACGACCTGCTGGGCCAGGACATCCCGACCAAGCGGCCCGCCCTGACCGACTACAGCCAGGCCCTGCACGCTCCGGGACAGACCTCGGTCACCTTCCGGGTCCACCAGTATGCCCCCAGCGGCGGCAACAGCGTCGAGTTCGACGACATCGAGGTCTTCGGCGTGGCGTCTTCCGGGGGCGGGACCCCCGGCAACACCGCCCCCACAGTCTCGGCCGGAGCGGACGCCAACGCCACCACCGGGCAGGCCCTGTCCCTGACCGCCACCGCCTCGGACGCCGACACCGACCCCCTGACCTACCAGTGGGCCAAGACCAGTGGCCCCGGCAACGTGGTCTTCTCCGACGACGACGCCCTGACCACCGACGCGACCTTCGACACCGCGGGCAGCTACGTCCTGACCTTCACCGCCGACGACGGGACCGACGCCACCAGCGACACCGTGGCGATCACGGTTGCCGACGCATCCACCGGAGGCCGGACGCCTCACGCCGGTGACCTGGAAATCTTCGCGGCCGGCTCAACCGTCGAGAACCTGGACATCTCCGGGCAACTCATCATCCGCACCAGCAACGTGACCGTCCGCAACGTCCACGCCTACCAGCTGGAACACCGCCGAGGCAACACCGGGCTCAACGTCTACGACTGCGAGTTCGTGAGCCCGACCGTGGGCACCGGCATGGGCATGACGCTCCAGCCGAACACGCTGGTCGAGGACACCCAGGTCCTGAACCAGAAGGACGGCATCTACTGCGAAGTCGGTGGCCCGGTCACGCTCCGCCGGGTCACGGTGGACATCACCAACAACATCCCCGACAACCACGACGACGGTATCACCCTGCCCTTCACCGCGAACTACAACGGCGTGAACGGCTTCCTCATCGAGGACTCGACCATCTGGGCCGAGGGGAAGACCGCGGCCTTCAACCAGCAGGGCCGCCCCCTCACCGTCACCGGGAGCCAGTGGTCGGGTGCGGTCTACAGCTGCCCCGGAAGCTCCTACACCAGCAGCTTCGCCCAGGACCCGGATAACGTCCGATACCTCGGCGACGTGGTGCCCTGGGAGGTGTCCTGGGAGACCTTCCACGACAACGTGGTCTACCAGGTGACACAGCTGGGCCAGGCGCCATCGAACCAGGCCCCGGCCATCACCATGCCGGCCGACTTCTCGGTAGACACCGGGGAGAACCACACGCTCACGCCCTCGGTCTACGACCCGGACGGGGACACGCTCACCTACCAGTGGGTCAAGACCAGCGGCCCCGGCACCGTCACGTTCACTGCCGCCACCTCGCGGGACACCGATGTCTCGTTCAGTGCCGCCGGCACCTACGTCCTGACCCTGACGGCCGACGACGGGGCCGCCACCACCAGCGACACCGTGACCGCCACCGTCGCCTCTCCGCAGTCGAACCAGCCCCCCTCGATCACCTTCCCGTCCACGCCCATTCCCGGAGCCTACGTAGGCAACGTCATCGAGATCGCCCCGGTCTACAACGACCCGGACGGGGACACCCTGACCCACCAATGGTCGGTCCTGGCAGGTCCGGGGAACCTCACCTTCGTGGGCGGGAGCCAGACCTCCCCCAACGCCCTCGTCACTGCGGACACCGCAGGGACATACACCCTCCTGTGCCAGGCCAACGACGGGGCCATCAACTACTCCGAGGGCTTCACGTTCTCGGTGGCCGCCGCCCCTGCCGCCAACAGCGGGCCGACCGTGACGATGCCCCCTCTCCCGCTTCCCGGAGCCTACGTCGGCCGCGTCATCGAGGTCGTCCCGGTCTACAACGACCCGGACGGGGACCCGCTGACCTACCAGTGGTCGGTCATCTCCGCGGACGGGAACCTCACCTTCGTGAGCGGGAGCCAGAACGCCCCCGACGCCTACGTGGTCGTGGACGCCCCCGGTAACTACCACATCGACGTGCTGGTCGATGACGGCACCGACACCGAACGAGGCGGCATCCAGTTCGCCGTGACCAACCCCCCCGCCCCGGCCCCGTCCGGCGGCAACTCGCACCCCCGCATCGCCATCCCCATCGGGATCGGCATCTGACCCCGAAAGGACCCCATGACTTACCCCGCCTCCACCCACTCCGCCGACCTTACTTCCCCCGCCACCGGTGCCCAGACCATCTCCCCCTCGGATTCGACGCCCCTGGTCGATATCCGGGGCCTCTACGTCGGAACCGCCGGCTCCGTCCGCGTGACGACGGTCGATGGGGACACGGTGACCTTCGCCGGTGCGTCCGGCATCCTGCCCATCCAGGTCATCCGCGTCCACTCCACCGGAACCGACGCCGGCGACATCATCGGCCTCAAGTAAGGGACGAGCCGTGCCCCGGAAACTCAAGCCCACCCGACGCCGCGGTAACCCGCCGGCCGAGGCTGTCCCGTGCAGCTTCGGTCGGTGGCCCGCCTCGGCCGACCCCGAGGTCCGGTGCGTGGACTGGTCGATCCAGTTCGAGATGCCGGAGCAGGACTACGAAGAATCCGAACAACGGAAGGAGAACCCATGACCGAAGCAATCAAAGAACTGGTAAGCAAGCCCAGCGTGGCGACTCCCCTGGTCACCGCCGCCCTGGTCGCCGTCGTCGTCGGCTTCCTCTCGGACGGCCGCAGTGCCATCAAGACGGCCGAAGCCAACACCCTCGCCATCAAGACCCTGGCCGAGGACAACGAAGACCTCGAAGACATCATCCAAGCCCTGCCCGCCGGCTTCCTCCGCATCGACGAGAAGCTGTCCCTCAAGCTCGACAAAGTGGTCTACCACCACGACCTGGACGCCTTCCGGGTCTCCTACCAGGACGACCGGACCAAGCAGTGGGAGATGGACCAGCGGCAGTGGGACAAGATCAACTACCTCCTCGAACGATGGGGACAAGGAGCAGCCCGTGAGTAACCCGATCACCGAACTTCTACAACACGCCCACGGGGTCCTGGCCAGGGAACTCCTCGCCCGTATCGAGTCGGGGGACGCCAAGGGCCAGGACCTGGAAATCCTCCGAAAGTTCCTCAAGGACAACAACATCGAAGCCATCCCCGCCGAGGGGACCCCGCTGGGCGACCTCGCCAACAAGCTGAAGCTGGTCCCCGACTTCGATGACGAGGAGGACGCCGCGTGAGCGAACAAGACATCCAGAAGCGTATCCACGACGACTTCCGGGTCTTCCTCTGGGCTCTCTGGGACCACCTGTCCCTTCCTGTGCCCACGCCGGTCCAGAACGACATCGCCAAGTACCTCCAGCACGGCCCGCGGCGGCGGATCATCCTCGCCTTCCGCGGACTGGGCAAGTCCTGGATCACGGTCGCCTACGTCCTCTGGCGTCTCTACCGCGACCCCCAGGAACGGGTCCTTGTGGTCTCGGCCTCGGAAGACCACGCCATCGACTTCTCCACCTTCCTCCTCCAGCTGATCGAAACGTGGCCGCTGGTCCAGCACCTGCAACCGCCGCCGCAACGCCGCTCGAAGATGAACTTCGACGTGGGTCCGGCCCGGCCGGCCAAGGCCCCCTCGGTCAAGTCCGTGGGTGTCTTCGGGCAGCTGCAAGGCCCCCGTGCCACGCTGATCGTCGCCGACGACGTGGAGACGCTGCACAACGCCGAGACACCCGGCAAACGGGCCAAGCTCGCCCGCGTGACCGCCGAGTTCGACTCGATCATCACCCCCGGCGGCGACATCGTGTACCTGGGGACCCCGCAGTACGAAGACTCGCTCTACAACCGGCTCAACTCCCTGGCCGGCTGCGTCGGCGACGACGACGGGCCGCGGGAACTCTACAGCTGCCGCATCTGGCCGGCCCTGGTCCCCGACGAGGACGAGGTGAAGGGCTACGGCAGCCTCCTGGCCCCGACAATTCAACGCCTCGCGGAGCAGGAGCCGGAACGGGTCGGCTTCACCACCGACCCCGACCGCTTCTCCGACAATGACCTGGCCGAGCGGAAGCTGCGGTACGGCCGGTCGGGGTTCCGCCTCCAGTTCATGCTGGACACCTCGCTCTCCGACGAGGCCCGGTATCCCCTGCACCTCAAGGACCTGATCGTGATGTCGCTGGACCGGAAGGTCGGCCCCGACTGCCTGGCCTGGGGACCCACCCGCGAGAACGAACACAAGGACCTGGTGGTCCTGGGCCGGGACCGGGACCGCTACCACGGCCCGATGACGCTCCAGCCCGCCCAATTCCAGCCCTACGACGAGTCCATCCTGGTCATCGACCCGTCCGGCCGGGGCACCGACGAGACCGCCTGGGTGGTCGCCAAGAGCCTGAACGGCCAGGTCTTCATCACCCACCTGGACGCCGACACCGGCGGCTACACCACCCCGATCATCGAACGCATGGCCCAGGCCGCGAAGGAACACGGCTGCGGCACGGTGGTCTACGAGTCCAACTTCGGCGACGGCATGTTCGGCACCATCGCCGAGCCGATCTTCGCCAAGGTCTGCCCGGTGTCCTTCCGGGAGGTCCGCCACTCGACCCAGAAGGAACGCCGGATCATCCAGACGCTCGAACCGATCATGAACCAGCACCGGCTCATCATCGACCGGAGCGTCGTCGAGCGGGACCGGGAACTGATCCGCGGCTACAGCGACGAGCAGTCCCTGTTCTACTCCCTGTTCTGGCAGATGTCCCGCCTGACCGACGAGCGGGCCTGCCTCGCCCACGACGACCGCCTGGACTGCCTGGCGATGGCCGTGGCCTACTTCCAGGACCAGGCCAACCAGGACGTGGCCAAGGCCGCCGAGAGCCGCCGGCAGGACGAGATCGAGAACTGGATCACGCAGTGGGAGGCCCGGCACGGCCTCGTGCAGGAGTCGGGCTACCACGACAGCAGCGGCGTGGGCGGGGAACTGTCCACGCTCTGAATGACCCCCTCTGGCGGTGATTTTCAGACCTCCAATTCTGGACGGCCCGTGACCCCTCCGAAGACTTCGAGGTCTCAATATCGCCGCCAGGGCGTCCAAATCAGACCTTAATCGGCCACACACGGCCCCACGGGGTGGATTCTTGACGGAATCTCCCCCGATTCTTGACAATTCGATACGTTTACGCTTAGGATTACACCATGACCACCCAATCCGCCCCGCAACGCCCCCCGAAGTGCGTGTCCGTCCGCCGGTACATGGCCCCTATCAAGTCCAGCTACCTCCGGTCGCTGGTCTACAAGCGGTTCCGGGCCATCCTGGCCTCGAAGGGCCTGTACGACGCCATCTTCCCGGTCGAGGACGAGCTCGAATGCCGCGGCGGGGGGTCTCCGGACGACCCTCGGGTGGTCGCCCTGGCGTCCGCCTACACGGATAACGCCAAGCGTCACCTCATGCTGGCCAAGAGGCGGCTGTGCGAGGCGGTGACCTCCCTTGTGCTGTACCTCGGGAATCCGGAGACCAGCCACAGCGGGCTGGCGGATGCCGTCGTCTCCTCCCACAGCGACCTCCGGCGGGGCTACCGGCCCGGCGACCCCGACACCTACGACGGGTACGACCGGGAACTCACCGAGGCCTTGTCGGGCCTCGAAAGCTGACTTGCCCGGATATGGACGCTCTGGCGGAGTTTTTCAGACCTCGAACCTCCGGGGGTCTCCCAGGGCATCCGAAGACTTCGAGGTCTCAATATCGCCGCCAGGGCGTCCAAATCAGACCTAAACGGGGTCCTGACGGGATCGACCGTGGTCAGATCGACCATCGGGAGGCCAACCTGGGGGTTAAGACCGTGGTAAGGCATGACGACGACAGTGACCTCACGTACCTTCCTTCCGGGGGAGACCCCAGGATGGGGGCGACCGGGGGGAAAGGTGACCGTGGTCGGCTGACGACGATGTGCCTAAATGCTGTTGTGGGCTTTCTTCACGACAACCTCTGTTCCCCCGAAGGGGGACCCCAAAGACGATTTAGACCAGATTTAGATCAAGATGCCTACCTGTATGAGGAGGGGGGTAGGGGGGAGGAGGTAGTAGATATAGTAATAACTTAGTAATAACTTCTAGGTAGATACGTAATATCTGTAGTAGATGTAGTAATAAATGTAGTTACAAAGGAATAATATACCCTAGTACCTACCAAGTGCTACACCGGCTAACACAGTGCCCTGCACGTACCAGTGTCCGGTCGAATCCCCTCTCCGGGGCACTTGGTCGAAAATCATGGCTCTGGCGGAGTTTTTCAGACCTCGAAGCTCCGGGGGTCTCCCAGGGGGTCCGGAAGGCTGGAGGTTGCTGTATCTCCTCTGGGGCCACGTTCTGGAGCAGGAAATGGAAATGGGGGACACGGGGGTGAGCCGAGCCGAGACGTGGCAGGTGAGCCGAGCCGGAGCGAAGCGGAGGCGAGGTGGGCGAGTTTTGGGCAAAATCACCGCGTGGGTATCCATAGACGATGCCGAGCCGCCGTCCCCCCGTCACCCCGCCCGGACGGGACCTGGTGTCGCCCTGGTGGTCACGGTATGGACACGCAATCGCCGTAAGTGCTGACGCCCACTGCACTTAGCACGGATTGAATATCCGCTGACGCCCTGGAGGAGGGCCGCTCAAGTGACATACATCGTCGAAAACCCTTGTAAAACAAGGGAATTATGCGTTCCGGCTGCCAAAATGGCAGTTCGGCCGCAATTTCAACTTTCTGCCTATTTATTAGGCAGTCACCCTCCCTATTTTCAACATGCTGCCTATTTATTAGGCAGTCACCCACCCTGGTCCAGCCTGCTGCCTATTTATTAGGCAGTCACCTTCAGCCTGCTGCCTATTTATTAGGCAGTGCCCGGCTCTGCCCCTATTTCACCTAGTTGAGACCGATTCTCAACACCACCTCGCCTCCGCTTCGCTCCGGCTCGGCTCACCTGGCCACGCTCCGGCTCGGCTCACCTGGCCACGCTCCGGCTCGGCTCACCTAGCCACGTCTCGCCCTGGCCCACCTGGCACCATCCACGGCCACGCCCTGGCCCACCCGGTGGTTTTTTTTTTTTTTTTTTTTTT